TAATCAATGAACTTATATTTTATATACAAACTAATAATTTAAAAGCTGATTAATTAAATATTTATAATCAATATGAAAACAAGTATCTTTAAAAAACTAATAAAAGAAGCAGTAAAAGAAGCTTTCCAAGAAGAACTAAAAGAAGTCCTTTTAGAAGCTGTAAAAGCTCCTAAACCACAAATTGTTCAAGAACATTCAATCCCTCAAGTTGATATATCTTCAAAACCTAATGAAGTAACAGCTAACATGAGAGAAAAGTATATGGATGTATTGAATGGGATGAGTATGACTAGTCAAGATGCTAAACCAAAATTCAACCCATCTCCTATGGCTGATCCTATAAATGGGAGTCTTCCTAATGGAGAAGTTGGGATGGATCAAATTATGAATTTATTAAATACTAAATAATGGCTTTTAGACAACAGCAAATATTCCCTATAGATTTAAACAACAATGCTGCTGTTGGTATTTCTCTTCCTTTTAATGGTCCTGCTGTTTTTAAGTCAAATTATCAAACTAAAGATTCTATAAAATATAATTTAATAAACTTTTTTTTGACTAACCCTGGAGAAAGACCATTAAACCCAACTTTTGGGGGTGGGATAAGAAATTTTATTTTTGAACAAATATATAATGATAATATTGAGTTTTTATTGGAAGATATATCTCTTAAAGTAAGAAATTACTTTCCAAATGTTCAAATAGAGGATTTAAATGTCTCTAGAAATGAAGATAATAATGAAATATCAATAAATTTCACTTATAAGGTTATAAACACTAATATACAAGACGAAATTAACATATCATTTACATAATGGCTACTATCAAACGTGATATAAAATATTTAAATAGGGATTTTTCCGATTTTAGAAATAGATTAATTGAATTTTCTAAAACTTACTTCCCAAATACTTACAATGACTTTTCTCCTGCTTCCCCAGGCATGATGATTATTGAACAATCCTCTTATGTAGGAGATGTTTTAAGTTTCTATTTAGATAACCAATTCCAAGAAAATTTTATTCAATTTGCTCAACAAACAAATAATGTTTATGAGTTATCTTATATGTTTGGGTATAAACCTAAAACAACAGGGGTAGCCCAAACTACAGTTGATTTTTATCAACAACTCCCTGCTAAAAACATTGGGGGAACTATAGTACCTGATTATGACTATGCTTTAACAATAAATGAAAATACTACAATTACTTCGGTAGCTGGTGGAAATATCCCATTTTTATTGCAAGATAAAATAGATTTTTCATTTTCATCATCCCAAGACCCAACCGAAATTTCAGTATATCAAATCTCAGGTGATTCCCCACAATATTATCTTTTAAAAAAGAGTAGAAAGACTATTTCCTCTAAAATCAATACCCAAACCTTTACATTTACTACCCCAGAAAATTTTACAACAATTGAAATAAATAACTCTAATATAGTTAAAATATTAGATATTATAGATTCTGATGGTAATATATGGTACGAGGTAGATCATTTGGGACAAGAAATGGTTTATAAAAAAATTAAAAATACTAATGTTAATGATCCTAATAATGTATTAGATTCTGGAGAAGTCCCTTATCTCCTAAGTCTAGAAAAAGTCCAACGAAGATTCTCTACTAGATTTACTTCAGCAGGAACATTACAAATCCAATTTGGATCAGGAACAGCAACTGATAATGATGAAGATATAATCCCAAACCCTAATAACGTTGGATTAGGATTATTAACTCAACAATCCAAATTAACCTCAGCATATTCACCTACTAACTTTTTATATACAGATACTTACGGTATCGCGCCTTCAAATACATCTTTAACAGTTAGATATTTAACAGGTGGTGGAGTTACTTCAAATGTTGAGGCTAATACTTTAACAGATCTTGATACAACTAACATTAATTTTAATCAAACTAATCTTAATGCAACTACTGCAAATTATATCTTTAGATCTCTTTCATCAAATAATCCTGAAGCTGCCTCTGGTGGTAGAGCAGGGGATACTGTTGAAGAAATTAGACAAAATACTTTATCCTTAGTATCATCTCAAAAACGATCTGTTACCGCTGATGATTATTTAGTAAGAACATTAAGTATGCCTTCAGAATATGGAGCTATATCTAAAGCATTTATTGAACAACCTAAATTAACAGATAACCAAGTATCAACAATTGAAACTCTTAACTTATATTGTTTAACTCAAAACTCACAAGGTTATTTTTCACAACCCTCAAATACTATAAAACAAAATTTAAGAACATATCTTTCCCAAAATAGAATTATTGGGGATAATATTGAAATTAGAGACGCATTCATCATAAACATATCAGTTAATTTTGAAATCATAGTACTCCCAGAATATAATAATAACGAAGTGCTATTAAGATGTATTAACGAATTAACAGATTATTTTTCTAAAGATAAATGGCAAATCAATCAACCTATACTATTAAGAGAAATATATATAAACTTAGATAATATTAGAGGTGTTCAAACGGTTAAAGATGTAAAAATAGCAAATAAAGCTGGGACTAATATAGGATATTCTCAATATTCATATGATATAGATGGAGCAACCCAAAATCAAGTAGTATACCCATCTTTAGATCCTAGTATATTTGAAGTTAAATTTCCACAAACAGATATTAAAGGTAAAGTAGTACCATTATAAAAATATAACCAATGGCAGTATATAAAATATTCCCATATAAAGACATAACTTTATACTCCCAGTACCCTAGTATGAGTGCTGGATTAGATGCTATAAGTGAAGTAACTAATAAACTAGGCGTTGATGGTACCCCGGATGTTTCTAGATTTATAACTCAATTTGATATAAATGAAATTCAAAATGTTATAAACGATAAAATAGGTAATAACACTTGGGATGTTAGTTTTAAAAGTTTTATAGCAGATGCTTATGGTGTAACTCTAAGTTCTACTTTAGAAATATGGCCATTAGCTCAAGATTGGAATAATGGAACTGGAGAATTTCTTGATAGTCCTATCACAACTAATGGAGCTAGCTGGAACTCCTCAGATTATGGGAATGGAACTTCATGGTCTTCAGCAGGGTTTGTAGGTACAGAATTATATACTAGTTCATATAATCCTACTTATGCTTCCCAAGGTGGAGGTAACTGGTTTTACTCTGGATCAGGAGTTTCTTCTTACAGAGTAACCCAATCTTTTGATCTAAGAAGTGATAAAGATCTTAATGTTGGAGTTAAAACTATAGTGTCTAAATGGTATAGTGGTTCATTACCTAATTATGGTTTCATCACAAAATGGGCTCCAGATATTGAATTTTTCAATACTTCATCTATTCAACCTGTAATGAAATATTATAGTGTTGATACTAATACAATTTATCCACCCCAACTAGAATTTAAATGGAGGGATTATTCTTCAATCTTAACAGGATCAGAATCAACAATTGTTTCTAACCCTAATATTAAAATGTCCCTAGCTGAAAATCCTGGTGTATTTTATAGTGGTAGTATAAATAGATTTAGACTTAATGTTAGTCCAATGTATCCTGCTAGAACATTCCAAACTAGTTCATTTTATTTAAGTAAAAACTATTTGCCTACTTCTTCATACTATGCTGTAAAAGATTTAGATACTAATGAATTTATAATTAATTTTGATTCTCAATTCACTCAAATTAGCGCAGACTCAACTAGTAATTATTTTGATATTTATATGGATGGGTTAGAACCTGAAAGAAACTATGAAATTCTAATCAAAACAACAATTGATGGATCTACTAGAATATATAATGATAATTATTATTTTAAAGTAATTAATGGATGAACGAAAATATAAGTTTAAATAAAACTGTTTATAATAAAACTCAATATGAAAAAACTATAGATACTAGTTTCAATCAATTGGGTGTACAAACAATTCAAGAACAAATAGATCAACAACCAACAGTTGAAGAATTCTTTGATCTTTATAATACTCTTTTTTATGATATACCTGAAAGAGGATCAATTAATTCCCATGAATATTTAATCCAACAAAGTTCAGAATATATAAACTTTACTCAAAATAATGCTGAAATAACAGCGTTACAACAAGAAATAACACAATTAAGAACAGAACTATTAGATGCTCAAAAACAAATAGTTGAATTACAAACTGGAACTACTTTATAAGATGACCCAAGTAACTCAAATAGACCCTTTAGAATTTTCCACTCAGGTATACAACCCTCAGGATATTAATTTAGTTCCTTCTTTTGAAGTAAATACTTTCCTATCAGAAAGTAGTTATATTGAATATAATGTTTATGATTTAAACAATAGTTTACTTTTTACAAGCTATGATTATGATTCATATACAGTTTTAGAAGATGGACAATCTGCTCAAGATGGAAATATATCCCAAATCATAATAAACCCTGAATCAGATTTAATAAATACAGGGTTTGATCAAGGTTCATATAATGTTTACTATAGTTTCTTAGTTAATAAAGTTGGTAATAATAATGAAAGACTTTACATAACTGAAATTTCTAGTGATAGAACTGAAATTAGATTAAGTAGTAATGTAATTGATGATCAAAGTTTAGTTGATCAAACTAGTACATTTGTAGGAGAAAGAAATAATAGTCCATTTTTTCTTGATTTTTATATTAATTTAGGGGATAATATTCATTTTATAGCGAATAATATTCAATTAGATAATTCTGATCCTTCCTCCCCTTCAATTCTAATTAAATTATATGAACCTTTACCTACAGAGGTAAGTCTTAAAACTGAACTATGGGTTGTAACAATTCTTGAAAACCCTTTAGCATATAATATTGTTTTTGAAGAAGAAATTATTGTTGTTGAAGATTCATCCCCATTAAAAGGACCTAATTTCAATTTAGATTTAAAAGATCAAGTCAACAATTCTACCATAGAATTATCTTATACAGATTTAATTACTACATCTCTTACAAGTTCTAAAAACCAGTTTAATAGTCTCCTAGAAGAAAAAGAAATAGATATTAATATTGACTATACAAACTATTCAGAATTTGTACATTTTAGTTCTGCTAAAACCAGATTAGAAAATTTTTATTATAAGGTAAATCTTATAGAACAATACTCTTCTTCTCTAGCTCTCTTAACCACAGGCATTACAGGATCTACTTCATCTTCTTTAGCTGTTAGTGAAAGTAAAGCAACCTTAGAATCTAGAATAGATAATATTATAACTAATTTTGATGGGTATGATTCCTATCTATATTATGAAAGTAGTTCTTTTGCTTGGCCTAAAACAAACTCAACTAAACCTTACACCTTAGCTACTACAGGAAGTACAGCTGTATTAAATTGGTATGGTAGTGTAAATGAAGCTAGTCCATATTTTGGAGGACAAATATATTCTGCCTCGATATATGATGATGGAAATAAAGATAATTTAGTATATACTATTCCTGAATATTTAAGAGAAGATCCAGATAACGCACCTTATGAACTGTTTGTTAATATGGTTGCTCAACATTATGATAATATTTGGATTTATTATAAAGATGTATCTCAAAAGTTTAATTCTGACAATAGATTAAATTATGGAGTATCTAAAGATATTGTAGGAGACGCTATTAGAGATTTTGGGGTTAAATTATATCAAAATAATTTTTCTAATGATGATTTATACACAGCCTTTTTAGGTTTAACACCTGAAGGTGGATTATTTCCTTTTCCTAATATAACAAGTTCTTTACCTACACCTACAGGATATGAATATATTAACACTTTAATATCTGCCTCTAACGATGTTATACCATTAAATGATGTAAATAAGTCGTTATATAAACGTTTATATCATAACCTACCATACCTACTTAAAGCAAAAGGAACAATACCGGGCTTGCGCGCACTTATCACTTCCTATGGTATTCCTGATACTATTTTAAAAATAAATGAATTTGGAGGGAAAGATAAAGTTAATACTAATGATTGGGATTATTATTATAATAAATATAATCTAAAATTTGACACCTTAGGAACTAACTTTATAACAACTGATTGGACTCTTAACTCACTTTGGGGTTCTACTAATGATAGACCTAATACTGTTCAATTAAGATTTAAAGCTGAAACTCCAACCCCTACAAATTCATCCCAATCATTATGGTCTTTGAATGATGGTAGTAATGTTGCCCTAGTATTAGAATATACTGGATCAGCATTAGCGAGTGGATCTTATTCTGGATCTATTATTGATCCTTATCACAAATATGCTCATCTAAAATTCACAGCGGATGGATTTACAAATTCATCAAGTCTATATTTGCCATTTTTTGATGGAAATTGGTGGTCAGTAATGATTACTAATAATGGTGGTACTTATACTCTATATGCTGGAGATAAA